TGTTCCGTTAAGACCTTGTAAAGCTACTACTTTAATTGAAGTGCCAGGAAGTACAAATTCAGAATCTGCCTTACCATCAAATGCATAGTTGAACATATTAGCGTTCTTCAATGCAATAGTGTAAGTTCTGAAAGTATCCATACCACAAACGATAACCATATCTTCTGCAGCTACTACTTTAGCAGGAATTGCTCTGTATACACCATCAAATAAAGCTATTACGTTTGAAGCATTGATAGCTGTTAAAGGCGCACCTGAAATAAATCCTGATACGTTTGCATCAACAACACCTGAAGCAGCACCAATCAATTTGATTAAACCATCAAACTTGTTTAAGTTACCGTTTGCAGATGCAGTATCACCCTGCCAAATAGCAGTTTCTAATTGAGAAGCAATAGTCTTTGCTTTCTTGTCAGAAAATTCTTGCTCAAAAGGAATTGAATCGTATTGAGAACCTGTAGGTAATGCCTTTTGTAAATACTTAGATTCTAATGTCTTAGGACATAATGCTTCTTGTACTTTGATTTTACCTACTGTTACAGTTCTTTGTGTGAAAGAAGTTGTACCTGATGCGTTCCAACCACAAGTACCACCTGCTTGGAAAAATGCATCTGTGTCCATAATGTTGATTGTCTCTGCAGACTTTACACCAACCATTACGTTACCTGCGCTTTTAATTAAAGCTGCAGTTTTTGCGCCTAATACTGAAGAAGTAACCAATAATGCTTCGTTCTCTTTAGTATAGTTTGCTAATGAACTTACTGAAAATGCCATTGTTTATAAATTTATTTGTTTAAAATTGCGTTTCTATATTTCTCAATTCTTTCGTACTTACTATCATTAGTAGTTACATAAGATTGAAATGCGTTTGCTGCTTTTTGAGTAGGCTCTGCAGTTGGGGTGTTTGAAAGTGCTTCTACTAATTCAGCTACTTGTGCAAAACCTTGTTTTACTTTGCTCTCTAATTCAGCAATTTTCGCATCTAATTCCATTTTTTTCTTTTCGTAATCATCCTTTAATTCTGCAATCATTGCAGTTGTATCTTGTGCAGGAGGAATAGGTGCAGCAGGTGCTACAGGTTCTTCTTCAATAACATCAGATTTAGGTGATTCAATTTCTACGATAGCACCTAATTCATCAACTGTAATAGATGTACCATCCATTAATTGATGCTCACCTACAGGAGCAGGAGTACCATCTTCTAATGTAACCATACCACCGATTTCTAAAGCAGATATCATAACCTTAGTTCCATCTACTAAAGAATATTCAGCCATTTCTACCTTTGTAACTTCAGGTGCTACTTCAGCAACAGGAGCTACAGGCTCAACAACTTGTGGCATATTTTCAAATAAGGCTCTTATTTGCATCAATGCTTCTTTTGTGTTCATTTTTCTTTTTATTTAAATGTTTATAATTATTAATATTTATCACTTAAAAATCAACCTGACTTAATATGTCTTTGATTCTTTGCATTTTAACTTCTTCTTCAGTTACTTTAGGAGCATAGTTAAATATCCCTTCAATAGAAAATCCATTAACCATTCCCTGCTTAACCTTATCCCATACTTCATCATTTTCTACTAGCATAGATACGAACCAACTGCCATCAGGAGCATCTTCAAATCCTTTCATTGGTTCAATACCCCTAGCCTTATCACTAATAAAACTTTCAAACATTGTAACCCCTGTTTCAATTTGGTTAGGGTCGTGCATCAGGTTAACATTATTCTGATAGCCTTTTTTAAAGTATTTCTGAACAATCTTTGTAATAGTGTCTTTAGAAAAAGCAACATAGTAATCCCCAAAAGTAGCATCGCTTCTAAAAATAGGAGTATCAGCCAACATAGCGCAACCACTGATAATACGCTTATCTTCACTAATAATTTGAAACTTCTGTTCATTTTTGAATGCATTCCAATTCTTTTGAATGGCAGGTCTATCTACTAATGAAACGAACTGCACCTCTGCATCATCATTCAAATCATCAGATATTTCCAACATATATAAAGGTAATTCCATACTCATAAATAGAATTTTTTAAAATATTAACTAAATCTTGCTCTTTGTCTAATGGCAGTTATTCTTTCTTGACTGCTAGTAACATCACTTTCAACTACATATGCTCTTACTGCCTGATTCCCAATATCGTTAATTGTCTGTTGGCTTAGGTTGGTAGTTGTTGCCATTGGTAACTGTGGTGGCATTGGTGCAGCAGAAGATATACTAGGCATACTACCTGAACCACCACCACCTCTAGGAATAGATACAGATGCAATTTGTTTTACCCTAGCTATACCACCTAAAACTGCAGGAGCAGCCATTAAGTATGGATATGCAGGATTTACAACTGTTATTGGATTTTTAGAAGCCTGTTTGAATATTGTTGATGCACTTAGGTATGTATCAATAGTAGCTGATGCAATGGCAATAGCTTTACCTGCTGCAGTTTCTTGACCTATTATATTAGATATACCTGCAGTAATATCAGCAATTTGATAAGCAGTTTCTATCTTACTTTGTTTTTCTAATTCATCAATTCTTTTTTTAGCAGCAGCAGTATCTTCAGCATCTTTAATAGATTGCAAATCAGCCTTTGCTTTTATTTCTAATACCTTACCTAATCCATCTTTTTCACTTTTTTCATTAAACTCTTGCATAGTTTTTTCAGCATCTGCTTTAGCCTTTGCATCATCTTCTTCTTTTTTCTTTCTTTCGGAATCAGTCATTCCATCAGAACCAATTGGTTCTCTATTTAATTTTTTATACTGTTCTTTTCTTTTTTCATAAAGAATAAGGTCTTGATTTAATAACCATTCATTATATTTTTCTATTTCAGCTTTTTCTTCTTCAATTATTTGTTGTTTCCTTTTTTCTTCCTGAATATCTAATATTCTTAACTTAGAATTTAAATCTGCTCTTTCTTCAATTTCTTTTTCTGAATTACCTTTTATAGCTTGTAATTGATATTCAAGTCTTTGTCTTTTTAATTTATATACTTCATCTTCCCTACCACCCTGTGCTTCAAGTTCTGCTATTTGATTATCTAAAGCCTTAGTAATTTTACCAATAGCATTTGCCCATTCTTCTGATTCTCTTTTTGCTTCTGATGTAATCCCAACATAATCAGTAATATTTTGTACTATGCCACCTATTGTTTCTCCTAATTCAAATAATGTAGGAAAACTCTTTTTAATATATTCAGTAAACTCATTCCAATTTGCAATAAGTAAACCAATAGCTACTGCCAATGCTCCTAGACCTGTTGATATAATAGCACCTCTTAATGTACTAAATGCGCTTACAACCTGTGTTCTAATTACTGCGCCTAATTGCTTAAATGAATCTATGCTTTCTCCTACTGATTGTAAGCCTTGTGAAATAGCCATAGCAGATTGAACCTTTAACAATGTCTTTTGAACATCTTCTGATTCTTTACCAAATAAAGCCATTGCACCCTGTACTGCACCAAATCCACCTGCAACACCTGCTAAAGAAGAAGTCAAAGCCTTAAACTTTGCATCAGGATTAAATGCATCAGTCAATGCTTTAGCATCACCTATTCTATCCCTAAGTTCTGCTGCCTTCTTTGCTGCGTTTACTGCTTCTTTAGATGTAGCACCGAACTTGTCTGATAATGCTATCACTTCAGCTTGAGCTTCCCTCATTTGCTTTTTAAGTGAACCTATAGAACCTTCAGCACCTGTCGTATTTATATTTACATTTAAATTTAAATTCTCTGCCATTAGTATGTTGTTTCAATTACTTTTAATAAACTTATTTTGGTCGTATTATATTCCATAGGATTATATCCTTCTATTTTATTTAATCTGAACAGTACACCATCTATCCAAATGTATTTACTAAAGTCTAGGTTGTTAATGTCTAGGGTATTTAGCAATGCAGTACAGGTCAATAGTTTACTATCTTTGCTAGTTATTTCAGCTATGTATTCACTATGATATGCATTAAACAAATTTGTAGTTGGATATGATGTAGTATTTATATATGTTTCATTTGGCACACCAAAATTTATATCTTGTGTAGGAACTCCACTTCCATTAAAAAATAAATGTCCTGCATATCCATATACTGTTCCTGTATGTAAATCGCCTGTATTATTTTGATTTCTTATTTTCCAACTATGTACACCTGTTA